GGTTTAGTTAACCTACCATTAGGACATGTAATGGGAACAAGAAGTGTATCAGGTAACTTTACCTGTTACTTAGATGATAAAGCTAACGGTTCTTTAGCTTTATTTGAGAATTTACAAGAATCAAGAGGTGTTATCACTAACGCATTTAGTTTAACATTCGGTATTGGTGGAACAACAAGCACTGATAAAAGAATTATTGCTACAATGCCAAAATGTCACCTCGAATTGCCAACTCACAGCTTAGATGATGTGATTTCTGTAGAAACTGCTTTCCATAGTTTACCATCAGATTTATCATCAGGAACAGCTGCGAACGCAACAAATGAAATTAAATTGGAGTATAAAGCTCCCTAAATAATTAACCCGGGAGGGTGAAAGCCCTCCCACTTAATAGGAAATAGAATGGAAGAAAATAAAGTAAAACAAGTACAACCCGTTTCGTTAAAAAGTCTTATGACTTCTAGCAAAACAGTATCAATAGATTATCCTGGGTATGAAGGCTTTGTTGTAGATTTAACATATTTAAGTAGAGAAGAATTACTTAAACTTAGAAATAGATGTGTGAAACAAGTTTTAAATAAAAAGACTCGTGCTTTTGAAGAAAAACTTGATGAAGATTTATTTTTACAAGAATATGTTGCATCAATAATCAAGGGGTGGAATGGCTTAAAGTATAAATACTTAGAAGAGTTTCTATTGGTAGATATAAGTGGGCAAGACCCTGAGAAAAATTTAGACTACTCAGCTGAAAATGCAGAGTTGTTAATGAAAAATTCAGCGGACTTTGACCAGTGGGTAACAGATACTGTAGGTGACCTGGAAAATTTTACAGAAAGCAAGTAGCTTATATACTTGCTCAAATCGAGAGAGATTTTAAAGAAACCAATATAGATCTAGATAAATATCTTACAATATGTGAGCAGTTAGGCGAAGAGCCTGATCCTGCTAAAATGCCCGTTGATAGAGCAACTTTTCCTTTGGAAGTTCAACAAGCATATACGCTACATGAACTTCTATCAGACCGTTGGGACGGAATGAATGGATACTATCTTGGAAAAGATTACTCTGCCTTAAAAACTTATATGGACGTCATAGATGTTGAAAATGAAGTTGTAAGTCTATACTTCTTAAAACATATAGATTATTACAATTCAAAAATAACAAATGAAAAAATAAAGCAGAAAAGAGATGCAGAGAAGCGTAGAGCTAAAATTAAAGGAAAATAATGGCAGGAAAAAAGGTTAAAGGCGCAACCGTTACCATCAAAGTTACAGATGGTGACAGTCTTAAGGATATTGCAAGAAAAGCCAAAGCTGCGGGAGCAGGATTAAACGAAACTAAAAAATCTGCGGGAGATGTCCGTAGAAATATGCAGGCTATGTCTGGTCGTACAGAATCAGCCTCTAAATCTTTTTCTCGTATGCAACAAGGCACAGGTGGTCTTGTTCAATCTTACGCGGTATTAGCGTCTACCTTATTTGCTATTACAGCAGCCTTTAGAGCTTTAGAACAAGCACAAAATATTCAAGCCCAGATTCGTGGGTTTGAAGAACTCACAAAAATAACTGGTACTTCTATGCTTACTATCACAAATAGTGTTAGAGAAGCAACAGCAGGATTACTAGATTTCCAAACAGCAGCACAACAAACTGCTATCGCAACTGCAGCAGGATTCTCAGCAGACCAAATCACAGGACTAGCGGAAGGAGCAAAAAATGCTTCTGTTGCTCTAGGTCGTGACTTGACAGACTCGTTCAACAGATTGATTCGTGGTGTGACAAAAGCCGAACCAGAACTACTCGATGAACTTGGTGTCATTTTGAGACTAGATATTGCTACAAGAAACTATGCGGCAAGTATAGGTGCAAGTGCAGATAAACTTACAATCGCACAAAGAAGAACAGCTGTTTATAATGAAGTTAATAAACAATTAGAACAAAATTTTGGTGCCATTGCAGAAAAATCAGACCAGTTAGTTAACCCAATTAGTAAATTCCAAACACAATTAATGGATATTGGTATAGCATTATCTGAAAGTATACTTCCTATATTTACAGGATTGGTAGACTTTTTAGATAGAAACCAAGGTATTCTTTTTGGATTTTTAGCTATATTTGCAATAAGATTAACAGCTGATGTTCTACCAGGTATAACTCAATTTGGACAAAGAATGCAAGAGTCTGTTCGTAATTCAAAATCACAATTAAAAGAGTTAGATGCTTCGCTAAAGAAAAATGAAAAAGCATTTAATAAACTTGCAAAAGGTAGACAATCTACCGATAAAATTGTATCAAAATCATTCAAACAATCTTTAGCAAAAAGAGGAATGGAAGAGAAAAAGTTTTATCAAAAAAGTGTAGCAAACCAAAAAAGATCAATAAGCGCCTATATTAACAGCTTGAAAAAACAAGAGGCTGCAACTGGTAGGTCTATGAAAAAACAGATTGCCATTCAACGAGCAGCATATAAAAAGATAGAAGCAAATGCAAAAAGAACAGGTACAAAAGTTGGACTAAGCTTAGAATCAGGACTACTTAGAGGTCAAAGAGGTCTTATAAAACTTGAATTAGCTGCAAAGAGAACTTTTAGTAGAATCGGGGCCCAAGCGATGAGACTAGCTCCTATATTTGGAGCTCTCGGTAAAATGATGAACGCTGTATTTGGAATATTTATGGCAGTATCTTTTGCTATGATATTTATAGATATGATTCCTGCGGTACAAAGAGCAAAAGAGGCAACTCAAGAACTTAAAGATAAAGCAGAAAAAAGTAATAAAGCTTTCTTAGAATTAAATTCAGCTATTGGTGCTTTAAATACAGATAAACTTGATTTAATAGTCACTGCCTTTGGAGACAAAGAAAATGATTTAGAAGAACGAGTTCTAGCAGTCGAAAAAGCAGTAAAACATTTAGCAAATACATTAAATAACTTTGATGTTGGAAACATGGGTGAGAATTTAATACTGGAAGTTGAAGATAGTCTTGTAAAAGGCGGATTTGAATCTAAGTTTGAAGCTTATCAAGGAGGCGCTGCAGAACAAGCAGGATTCATAACTGCAGATCGTTTTGCTCAAGGATTTCAACAAGCTTTCTTATTAGATCCAGAGGGAACAAGAACAGCAGTAGAGAACTTTGTTAAAACACTAACACTAGAGGGAGGAATAGCTGGTGGTGGTCGTGGAGTTTTTACCGAAGAAATGGCTAAAAATTTAGGACTATTCGAAGGAAACGAAAATTTATTTGCACCAGGTAACCTAAGTAAGAAGGGCGGACCGATTGGGCACATGGAGTTAGGTAGAAAGGCACTAAAGAATGCAAAAACATTAGTACCTGAAATGATACAGATTATTGACGATTTAAATTCAGGAACACTAAAAACAAGAGAAATTGAAATGCGAATGGAAAGATTGCAGGAGATTCTTGAGTCTTTTGGTAATCGTTACTTTAGTGAGGGTAGTATCGCATCTGCTGCATTTGTAGAAGAGTTTGATGAATCAGGCGAATTTATAGGAATTAAGTTAAGAGGTAGTTTTAAAACTTTATTTGATGATTTTGCCGACCTTGTAAAACCTGCTAAAACTGCTGTTGAATCAATAGCAGATTTAGATACTCCAATAGATGACTTTGCAGAACAACTTAAATTATCACTACCAAAACCAACCGAGGCAAAGAAAATAGCTTCTAGTTTAGAAGGAATAAAACTACAAATAGATGCAGCAAATACTGCTACTACTGGTAAAAGTCAAGATGTAATAATGGACTTGTTAACTAATGCAGAAAAATTAAAACTTGAAGAGAAAGATATAATAACATTAAATGATGTTGCAATCACAAAATTAAAGGTAAGACTAGGCATTAGTCAAGAATTAGCAGAGAATTTAGTAAATATAGTTGATGGTGAAAAAAGAGGACTTGATATACTTATAGAAACAAATCTAGCTTTAGATAATATGTTAAAAACGCAAAAAGCAAGAAATAATTTACGTAAAGCAGAAACTATACAATTGAAACAATTAAATGATAGACATACTAAAAGATTGCTAATACAAAAAGAAATAGACCAATTAGAAGAAGATTTATTACCTTTACAAGGACAGATTGCGACTAATGCTATGAATATAGGTGCGACTAATGCGGATACTTTAGCAGTAAACCAAAATTTAACACAAGAACAAATTACACAAAAAGAAACTATGGAAGCTCAATTAAATGTGTTAGAAAATCAACTAAATAGATTTTTTGAAGTAAAGAAACTGTTTACTGAAACTTTTGATAAATTTGGAGGAGATGCTTTAACATCAATAATTGAAGGAGAGTCTGGTAGTGACGCTTTAAAAAAGATGGCAGAAGGAATGAGAAAAGAATCATCAAAAATGTTATCCGATATGATTATGACACCAGTTACAGGTAAATTAAAAAGTTTAATAGGAATGGACGAAGACGCTATAGTAGAGTTAACACCAGAAGCTTTAGCAATACAAGAAGTACACCAAGAGCATGTCACTAACCTACGAGAAGCACTAGAAGCACACGCAGAAGCATTTGATAAAGATATGAAAACAGGGTCAACAGATATAGACAATATAATAGACGATGTTATAAGCCCTAAAGATATAGTAGAAGAAATGGGATTCAAAGACGTATTTGACAGTATTAAAACTAACATCATGTCTGCTTTTAGTGGCATTGGTGGCGGTGGAGGAATCGGTGGATTCTTTTCGACTCTATTTGGAATGGCAGACGGAGGGGTTATAGGATTAGCAAAAGGTGGTATAGCTAGATATGCTCATGGTGGAATAGCAAAACAACCAACATATTTAGTGGGAGAAGGAAAGAAAAATGAAGCAGTCGTACCACTTCCAGACAATAAAAGTATACCTGTAGACTTAGGTAGTGGAGCAGGAAATACAAACAATACAAATATTACTGTAAATATAGATGATTCAGGAGCAACTTCAACAACAGATTCAGAGGGTGGAGCAGAATTAGGAAAAGCTATAAATATGGCAGTTCAAAGTGAACTAGAGAGACAAATGAGACCAGGAGGAATACTAGCAGGATAATGGCATTAGGATTTAGCACAACATCAAGTTTTGGGAGTAGAACAGTAGTACCTGATAAAGGTCTAAATAGAAAAAATACTCCTGTAATATTTCAAGCAAAATTTGGAGACGGTTACCAACAGAGAATAGCAAATGGTATAAATAATCTTGACCAAGAGTTTGGAGTAACATTTAATACTAGAACAAAAGCTGAGATAGACGATATAGTTGGATTTTTCGAAAGTACAAATGGTGTAACTGCTTTTGATTTTACTTTTCCAGATACAAATGCTAGTGGCAACGAAGAAACAGTAAAAGTCTATGTACAGGATTTTAGTCAAACTTGGGAATATGATGATTTTTATAGTTTAACAGCAACTTTCGTAAGGGTATATGAAGCATAATGTCAGAGAAAATACTAGTAAAGGATTTACAAAAACTAGACCCGGGTTCGGAGTTAGTTCATCTTTTTGAACTAGAACATACAAAAGGTCAGTTTATATATTTTCATGCAGGTTTAGACGACGATTTAAGCGTTATTCAGTTTAGAGATTTTAATAATGGTCTAGTAGATGGAACTATAAGAGATTATATAGCTTTACCAGTATCTTTTAAAGGTGTAGAAATAAAAAATGATGGAGCGATTGCAAGACCAGAGTTAATGTTAGGTAATGCTCAAACTGTTTTTTCAAATGCTATAGGAACAATTGACTATCATAAATTATTAGGATTAAAAATAATTAGAAGAACTACTCTCAAAAAATATTTACATGGAGAGTCAGCAGCAACAAATCCTCCAACAGAGTATCCAAGAGCAGTCTACACAATGGATAGAATAAAACAAAGAAATAAAAATTCTGTTACAATAGAATGTGTTGCTCCTTTTGATTTAGAAACTATTAAATTACCAGCAAGAAATGTTTTACCAGATAGGTGTCCTTTTATTTATCAAGGAGCAGGAGAACATAAATCAATACATGAAAAAGCACAGAGTGGCTGTACTTGGCATTTAGAAGGAAAACATAAAACTATTAGTAGCACCACTGCTGATGGAACAGAATATACTGTATATGTTAATATAGATGATGAATATGTGGTGCCAAGCACTACTAGTTTTACAACTTATAGTAGTGGAGCAGTAACAGTAAATACTTACTATAAAACAACATCTTCAGTTACAAAATATGCTGCAAATGGTACTAGGTCTACAGCAACAGTTAATAATTATTGGCAAGCAAGAAAAAATACTAGTTCACCTGGAACTCCTAGCGATAATAATATTAATTTTAAAAGAATAAGAATATATAGTACTTACTCGCATGGAACAGAGTATTTTGCATATTCCGATGATAGACATAATGATTATGTCCTTTTTACAGATAATGTTGCAACATCACATACAAATGGAAAAACATTATTATGGAAGGTAAAAACCGCAAGTAAAAGTGTAGCTCCAGATTATACAAGTGATTTTTGGATAAAAGGAGATGGCTGTAGTAAAAGACTTGACGGCTGTAAAATGAGATTCGGTTTTCAACCAATTAATTCTGGAACAGCAAGTTCAACAGGAAAAGCAGACCCAAGCACAGAGGCTGTACTTCCTTTCGGAGGTTTTCCAGCAGCGAAGGCGTTCTCATGATGCAAGATATTTTTAAACACGCAGAACAAGAAGCGCCAAGAGAATGTTGTGGACTTGTTATTGAGGAAAATAATAATGAAAAATATATTCCTCTCGAAAACATCTCCACAGAAAAAGATGAGTTTAGAATGGACGGAAAAACTTTCGTGAAATATCAACTCATTTCAAAAATAAAATATGTAGTCCATAGTCACTATGGGCAAGATTGTCAGCCAAGCGATGCAGACATAATACAATGTCGTGAGGTAGGAATTCCGTATTTAATCGTTTCCTATCCCGATAAAGATTACACAATTATACAACCATGACAAAAAATATAATATTTAAAGGACGAATGGGAGAACTATTCGGAGAAGTACACAGATTGAATGTAAAGACAATTCAAGAAGCTGTACATGCGATAGACACCATGCAAGGGGGTCTGAAAAGATATTTAGTTGATTGTACAGAAAATGGTGTAGACTTTACAGTTCAAAGAGGAGAAGATTTTATTGGGTATGAAGAACTAGGATTAGAACTAGGAAAAGATGATATAATTATATCTCCTATTCCAAGAGGCTCTAAAAAGTTTAAGGAATATCTAAAAATAATTGTAGGTATTGCATTAATAATTGGTTCATTTTTTATAGACACAACAGGACAAACAGGTCAGATAATAGCATCAGCAATGTTTAATGTTGGTTTACAATTAGCACTAAATGGTATTATAGCATTGACAACGGACGAACCCGATGAGCTTGATGAAGAAAAATCTCAGATGTTTAATGGTCCAATAAATAATACTAAATCAGGAATACCTGTTCCTTTATGTTATGGAGAAGTAGAAGTAGGTGGAGCAGTAGTAAACTTTGGATTTACAGATAGAAGATTAGTAAGTCATCAAGGATATGAGTTTGTAAGTAAAGGTACAAGTTCACGATCTGGAACTAATCCAGGAGGTGCAGCAGGTGGTAATTTTGGTGCTAGTGAAACGGGTAATGTTGACTGGAGTATTGTGGAGGCAGAAGAATAATGACAAGATCAGTAGGAAATACAGCAACTCAAAATAGTTCATACACAGGTAATTTTAATGCAGACGGAGTAAGAGTTTCAAGTAATGTTAGAAGACAAACTGCTGTAATCTATGATATCCTGTCTGAAGGCCCAATTGAAGGTCTAAAAAATGGTGTATCAAGTATTCGTCTAAATGATAATCCTGTAGCAACCACTGTTAATCAAAGATTTTTTCAACCTGAAAGGTCAATAGATGTAAGTTATAATGCTTCAACAGGAGTTGTTACTGATAATACTGGATTAATTTTTATAAATAAAGCAACAACTGATGGTCCAAGAATACTACTAATTGAAGGCGCAAAAAAGAGAACAACAAATACTATAAATGTTACAGCAGGAAATAATATTGTTGTATCAACTAACACAAGTTTCTTTGCATCATCGGATATGGTTGGTCCGGGTAGATTACAACCAAATCTTAGAATTGATGGAGCAGGAAGAGACGGCGGTCAATTAGTAACTCCAATTACTGCTTTTATAAATACAGCAGCTGTAAGAGTAGAATTACCTCCTATGAAAACAGTATCAGGAACAGCTGCTTACTTAGATTATGTAGCGCCCGTAACTAGTTTCAGTGGAAATACTGCAACTGTAGCAGCATCAGGCGTAACTGTAGCAAATACAGGAGCCATACTTAGTACTCCTTTAAGAAATGTAGGTCAAACACCTACTTATAACTATCAAAACTTTGGATTTGCATTTAGAACAGGCGAAAGAGAACAAGCTTTTTTACCTACTCCTGCAGGAATAGGTAGTGCGTCTGTAGCTCATAATGTTCAAGGTGGTAATTTAGATACTGATTCTAGTGCAGGATTACCACCCCCAAGTACTTTTGGGTCAAAGTTTTCAGAATATACAGGTAGTCCTTTAATTATTACCTCAGACCAAATGAATGTAGGTAATGCTTCAGAAGTTGATGCAATAAAAGTTACCATAAATTTTCCACAATTATTTGCACAAAAAGAAAATGGAAAACTTGGAGATGGATACGCAGAATTTAGAATACAATTTGGTTATTCAAGAGACGGTGGTACCACTTTCCAAGATGTAGTAAAAGTTGGTCCAGCAACAGTTTCTAGTAGTGCTTCAGAATATCACAAAAATGGTAAAACAAGAAACCCTTCTTCTGGTTTAATTCTTGGAGAAACAAAACAACCTTTTAATAAAGTGTTCACTATAGATGTTAGTAGATATCAACCTTATGATAAATATAGAATAACCATACAAAGAATTTCACCTGTTAATGGTAAAGAGAATAGTTGGCAACAACAAAACCAGGCTACTGTACAATCTATAGAAAATATTATTACAGATAAATTGTCATATCCTTATTCAGCTTACGCAGCTGTTGTTGTAGATGCAGAGGACTTTGGACAAATACCAAAAAGAGGATATGAAATTCGTGGGTTACGAGTAAAAGTACCAACTAATTATTTCCCTAGAGATGAGATAGATAGTAGTGGAACTAGAAGAACAACGGCTGCTTACACAAGACATATTACTAATGGAACAACACAAGGTTCTGTGCAAGATTGGGACGGAAACTTTAGAGGAGATAAGAAAGAATTTCCTACTGTAACTGACCCAAATCATGAACCTGTTTATACAAATAACCCTGTCTGGGTGTTTTATGACTTACTAACAAATCATAGATACGGATTAGGTAAATACCTTGATGAAGATTTTGATTTTAGTTTAATAGATAAATATACTTTATTTCAATTAGCAAAATATTGTGATGAAGCAGTACCTGATGGTAAAGGTGGAACAGAGCCTAGATTTACTTGTAATTTGTATATTCAGAAAGATGAAAGTGCAATAAAAGTTTTAAAAAATCTTGCAAGTTTAGTACGTTCTATGCTGATATGGTATAACGGAGAGGTAACACTAGGTAGTAATATACAGAAAGGTTCTGTTTATACTTTTACAAAAGGTAATGTTATCGATGGAACTTTTGGTTACTCAGGAAGTGCAAATAGATTTAGAAATAATCAAATCGCTGTAAGTTGGAATGACCCAGAAGATGGATATAAACAAGCTGTAGAAGTTGTTGAAGACCACAATGAAATAGCAAGAACAGGTAAATTTAGAAGAAAAAATATTACAGCATATGGTTGTACCTCTAGAGGACAAGCACAAAGACTAGGAAGATATCACTTAGTAACAGAACGAACTGAACAAGAAGTGGTAAGTTTTGCAACAAGTATTAATGCAGCAATACTTAAACCAGGAGATGTTATAGATATACAAGACCCTGATTTAACAAATATAGTAGCTAGTGGTCGTGTAACTACTTCTAGTGCTTCTACTACAACAGTAATAAAAACAGATAGAGATTTAACTTCTTATTTAAATAACACAGATTCTTTTGAACTAAATCTTATTTATCCTAGTGGTGGAGCATATTTAGCACAACCTCTTGCAACTATTAATAGCACAAACTATGTCCAAGGAGATTTAATACTTCTTGATGAAGATGGTGCTGCTATAGACACTCATGCAAAAGCTTCTAATTTAAAAGATGATAGTGGCGCTGTGGTGCAGACAGTATGGTCAGAAGATGTTAGAGTAGAAACAAAATCAGTATCTGCTTTTGACTCTAGTTCCGTAACTGTATCAAGCGCTTTTAGTTCTGCCCCTGACGGAGAAGTTGTTTATACAGTAAGTGGTACAGCTGCAGCAACAGGAGCAGATGTAACAGGTAGTTTAAAACAATATATAGTTAATTCTATAAGTCCAGATGAACAAGGAATATATTCTATATCTGCTTCAGAGTATAATGTAAATAAATATGATGAAGTAGATAGAGGTTGGGTAGAACCTACTTATGCAGAAATATCAAGACGTCCAAAAAGAGACGAAGACGTACCTGAACCTATCGGATTAACTGCATCTATAATTCCTAGTGGTGCTGGAGAAACAGAGCAAGATGAATTTGGAATTACATCTTATGATGTATTATTAAACTGGACTCTGCCAAAATCAACCAGAACTACTGATACAGGAATTAATACTGCTGATGGAACAGCTAGTGACACTCTTGATGATGTATATGAACATCTTGCAGGATTTAACATACAACATAATATAAGATTACAAAATGAAAACTTTAATGAAAAAGATTTTACAACTTTAGCTTACAATAATATAAATACAGGAAGTTTTACACTTAGAAATGTAGTGCCTGGTGAAGGATATATAGCAAGAGTACAAACAGTAAATACACAAGGGTACACTTCAGGATATATTCAAGTTAAATTTGATTTCCCAGCAAGTATGATTAATCCTTTTGGAGCAGGAGTTCTTGGTGGCGGTTTAAATGGCGGTGTACAAAAAGGCGGAAGCTTAACTGCAACAGTAGATATAAATAGTACTTCAGGACTAATTACTCTTTCAAATACTGATTATGTATTTACTCCTCCAAGCGGAGTAGAGGGAAAAATAATATCTAGTGGTGGAACAACAGCTACACAAGAGGCAGCATTTAGTAATTTAGCTAACGATGAAGAAGCATTTTTATTAATGGATTATAGTGATAGTTCAGATTGTATGAAGGCACTAAAACTAGTGACAGA